CCTGAGGCGGGGGGAATCAACCGAGGTCTAACGACCGCGGTCAACTACAACATGAGGTTTTCCTATGAGTAAGACCGAGAAGAAACAGCACGCTGTCCGCTTTCAGCACCTGGTCACAAGTGTGGCCCGGGCTGTGCGGCGCGACACGCCGGCATCTTTGTTCAACGCGATTGAAAGTGCAGATTATCGCACTTTCTTTAGCCACTTGAGCGAAATCGACTTTGCAGAAATGCTGTCGTCAGGCTCTTTTCGTGACACCTACCTTCTGTGTGAGTTCCTCTCCAAGAATCAGTACATCGATCTTGGGATTGACCGTGCAGGAGTTGCTGTTGCGAAGTTCCTGGATGCTGAAAAGACCTGTTACACCACCAACCGCCTCTTCGGGCGGCACACGGACGCATTGCTATGTTCACAATTTGACGTAGCAACGAGCACCATTCTTTGGAATGCTCGGAAAAATGTGCATCGCGTGTTGCCCTTGGATTTCAGTTGGGACGATGTGATAAGTCTGTGCGACTTCGGGCCAGGAGCAAATGTCGGGGTGACCCGACGAGAAGCCTCCAAGCCTTACAAGATCGGCAATGAAAAGCCGACGGTCACACCAGGCTGCTACTCCCTCGCCAAGACAGCCCTTCGTTATTTCGAGGGCTGGGGGTACCACTATCCGGTGGAGCCCCTTATTGTCGAGGGTGGCCAGATGGTCACTGTCCCTAAGAGTTATAAGACGGATCGCGTCATCATGGTCGAACCTCAATGGAATAGTTTCTTCCAGAAAGGGATCGGTTCTCTGATGAAGCGTCTCCTCCTTCGGGTGGGCGTTAATCTGTACGATCAAACGCCTAACCAGGAGGCCGCGCGCAAAGGAAGCGTTGACGGGTCTTATGCAACAATCGACCTATCGGCCGCCTCTGATTCGATCAGTAGCGGCCTTGTCGGTTGGTTGTTGCCTCTCGATTGGTCCAACGCTCTTTCGAGAGTTAGGACTGATCGAGTGCTCTTGCCTTCCGGGAAGTATCACTATCTCGAGAAGTTTTCAAGTATGGGGAACGCCTTCACTTTCGAACTAGAAAGTTTGATCTTCTGGTCCGTCTGTGAGGGTGTTCGTCAGTACTTGGGGGGGTCCACTCTCGCACGGCCTCTTGTCTATGGCGATGACCTTGCCGTAGACTCGAGGACTGCGTCCCTCGTCATCCAGGTGCTTGCGTCGGTCGGTTTCCAGACCAACGTCAAGAAAACACACACGGGCGACGAGGGCTTCAGGGAGAGCTGTGGTAAGCACTACCTGAAGGGAGTCGATGTGACGCCTTTCTACATCAGAAAGGGCCTAGTGCACCCGGCAGAGCGTGTCCTCCTTTGTAACAATATAAGGAGATATGCTCGGTCAGGTCGCGTGTGGGGCCTGGACGGGAGGTTCGAACCCCCCTACCAGGATACACTCGCAACACTGCCACGACGGTACGCCTTCACTCCGATCCCGGACGGGTTCGGAGATGGCGGGCTAGTCATGGACCTTGACGAAGCCATGTCCTCTGCAGCACCTCCTGTCCGCGGCAACAACCGCGGGTGGGATTGCTGGACGACTTGGCATTACCCCCGATGTGAAATCGGTGGTCCCAGGGTGCGCACTTCTCACTCCGCAGTCTTGGCCCAGCTAATGGACCTAGACAAGCGGGATGGGAGTGCCGTCGACTCACGCGAGACTTCTTATGGCACTGGCCCCTCGAAAGAGAGCCGGTACCGCGCGAAGTTGAACGTGAACCAGTG